GTGCCGAGGTGCCCGCGGGTCATGGCGAACAGCGCCCGCGCCTGTGCCTGGTCGGAGATTGTAACGGCGCGCGATAATTCAGGCCGTTTTTGCACGATATTTGCCAGCATTCCGGGTTGCGTGTAGCGCAACCTTATTGCAGACCGACGGCTAAACGTCGACCTCCAGGTAGCTGAGGGTGGGCGCCGCGCCTTCCACCAAACCGCTGCGAACGAACACCCTTTGGCCGACGCTTGCGGCACCGCGGGCGGTGATGTATGAGCCGTCTGGCAGCTCGATTGTCAGGATGCCGTTGGCCACGGCAGAGACATCACCAACGAGCAAGGGGCTGTCCGGGATCAGCGAGCGGAACTGCCGCAGAAGGTTAGCCATGGCATTCGAGCTCCACAATCTGGCGCACCTTTGGTAAGGCTGCCGTGATGCTCAGGCTGCGCACAATGCCGATCCGGGAATCGGTGCCGTCAACAAACCGCACGAACGACCCGACGGGGTAAATTCCAACGCCGGAAAACAGCGGGGTATCGAGCGTCAGCAGCTGCTGCCGACCAACGTCTGAGAGAATCGACAGGCCGCGCTGTCGGGCAGCGTCTGCATGAGTCGTCAGCGAATCGGTGATCATCGGAGCTACGCGGTCACCAGCCGTGCCGGCACGCCTGACCCTGGCCAGCACTCCAACACCTTCACCGCTCACGTAGACGGCGTTGTACGCGGGTTTTTCTCGCCATTCGATCGATTCGCGAGTAGTCGCCGCAGAAGGTAACGAGAACGCTGGCGCGACACCGCCCCAGTCCCACGGCGCAACCGGATAGCGCGGCAGGATCTCCAGACTACGGCTGTTGCGGCTTGCCTGTACGTACCCGCCAGCGGCCTGAGCGATGCGCGTCACGGCCTCGATGTAGCTGCCGGTGTGTGACCATGCGCCGGCAGAAACCAGCCAGTCGACGATCTGCCAGTCAACCGACCAGCCGATCGGCACGGCATTGATCGTCAGCGCAGCCTCCATGAGCTGCCTGGCAGTCAGGTCGGCGAGGTTGCTACGACTGACTGAGGCCGCGTAAGGCGCGCCAAGCTCTGCGGCGATGCCCCTGCCCGATACAGTGATCCGAGCCTGAGCAAACCGCCGATCGCGAGTCACGCCTTCGGCGAGCAGCAGCCAGCTGACACCGTTGATGGTCGCCTCGAACTCCACCGGCGCACCGGGCGAGCCGGGCAAAACATCCGCGATACTGCTCGCGGGCAAGCTCGCTTGCCAGCCCCACACCCACGAATCGGCATCGATCGACACCGACAGCGATAACGGAGCCAGCGCCTTCTGGTTGTCGGTGCGCACCAGTGCAACTTCGTTGATCACGACATAACTCCTTCGTACAGGTATGACGACGGCGGCAATTGGTCCGACAGGAATGCACGGCCGACCGAACAGCAGACCCAAAGACGCTGGCGCAGCATCGCAGAACAGCAGATCGGTCGCCGGCACATACCCCGGCGGGCCAGGCGGATCGACAGGAACACCGGCCCGGCCATGCGGCGGGCGCATCGCCTGCTGCCAAGGGACAGCGCCAGCAATCCCATACGGCAAGCCGGCGCCGGCGACGACCGCCAGCGTGGACGACAGATTGGCGCCCGGCTCCCATGCTGCGATCAGCTCCGGGCGCGCCCGTTGAAACAACTCAATCCAGCCGTCACGCGCATCGCGCGCACGCTGGGCTGCCTCATTGAACGGCGCGGAGAACGACGGCCGCAAATGCCGCGCCAGCTGTCCCCAACGGTCGCCAAATCGCGCCCGTCGAGCCGCGCCAGCGCCCCACGGGAAGCGGGACGCTGGCCGCTGCGACGTGCCCATCAACTGCCACCGTGGATGAAGGCTGGTCGCCCGCGGAGATCCAGACCCACACCCGACAACCACTGTGGCTTCGCCCGCAGCGGTCGCGTGATGTGTCGCGCTTGTCAAGCGGGACAGCGCCGCGGCACCCTGCCATGACGCGCCGGCCCAACAGAACGGCGCGCGATTGACCGCGTTGTCGTAGCTGATCGCCAGATCGGCAACAACCGGATTGAGGATAGCGGGCATCGATAGCGCCGGCACCTCGGAGATCGCGATCGCCGCATCGATACCGGGCAACGAACCCGCAGATCCGAGCGGCAGCGCGCCGGACTCCAGAACCCCGGCCATCGTCGCCGCGCCCATGGTGCACGCGCTGCCCAAGACGATGATGACCGGCGGCGTGCCGGTGGATCCGAAAACCAGATCCAGTGATCCTGGCCCATCCGAGAACAGCAGGTCGACCACGGCCGGGCCGCTCAGGGCTCAGTAAGCGTCGCGTTGAAAAGGAACACGAAAGCGCCGGCATACAGCACCACGTCGCCGAGCGTGAAGGCGGCGCCGGGCGTACCAGTCACAGCCACGTCGCCATCGCACACCCAGTTGCCGTCGCCATCGACCCCTCGCACCCAGAGCACCGTCCCGCCTGGGTTGATCTGCGCCGGCTGCGTGATGGCAAACTGGATCGCCCCCGCATTCACCGTGCCGCAAGGCTTTTGCAGCGTGATCGTGGCGATGGGCGAGCCGCCGGCCGCACCACCGGGAGCCGGCTGCGTGGTCTTGTAAAGCTCCAAACGACCAGGCGTTGCTGCCTTGTCAAACTGATTTACCGTGGCTTGCGCGCGCGCCGACCGCACTGCGCCTGAGAACACCAGGCTCATGTAATCAGCTCCGGCGTAACCGTGTCCGCAACCACCGCGTTGTACAGCCCCGTGTGGTCGTGCGCCATCACCACATACTCACGATCATGGCGCACCTTGTCGAAGAGGTAGTTGCCGCCGGCGTCGCTCCAGCACTCACGCGCCAGCAGCCCGTCGCGCTTGCGCAGCAGACGAACCCGGCGCGACACCGGATAGTCCGGCGCGCCGACGTTTTTCGTCGTGCCCGCCACCCGCCCGCGCCCGCCATGCTCAACATCGAGCGCCAGCGTCGACAGCGCTGACGGTAGTATCCGAATATCCGGACGAGCGACACGCAGCGCTGCAATCGGCCCGTGCCGGGCATCGGCGATCCCGATGCCCAGAGTATCGGCGAACGGGACCGTCGGCGGCATGGCCGGCGGCTGGCGGCCATGCCGCAATTGAATCTCCAGGTCGGCCAAGTAACCCTGAAATCGATGATCGACACTTGAATCCCCGGAATTGTCTCCACCGATCTGTACGCGCTTCGGAATTCCGGCGGATGGAACATACTGACCGTCCTGCCACGCTACGAGCACGCGATTGACGGAGATCATCGCTCTTCCGTCAAACATCGTGAACAACACGTCGTTCCACTGGTTCAGCACGAAGGCGTTGCTCCAGTTGCCCGTCGCGTTGGTTCCACCAGCAGCGATGCCGAAGTAAACCCCACCGCTCGACGTGAGCCCGACGAAAAACGTTCCGTAAGAGTCATTCGCGCCGACCATGATCAGCCGAATTTCCTGCCCGCTTGGAGGAAGGCGCGTAGGGAACATCGAAAAAGAGATCGCCATCGAAGCACCAGAGTCACCGAAATCAGCGTGCTGGTCGCACTTGATCAGATCATCGACCCCCCCCGGGAAGTAAGCCGACCCCTCCCCTGCGAAACGGCTCTGCGCCGTCGAGATCGCCACGGCGCCCGTGCGGTAGAAGCTATGCCCTTTCAGGTCAGGAAACGAAGTTGCCCCGTCCGCTCCAGAGAGATGCAGCCCTGCGCTGAGGCACGGCAGATACAAGTTCCCGGGCATCGCTACCTCCAGGGACCCGTGGTGTCGAAGAACGCGAAGGCGCCGGTCGCCGTGCTGGCGCCGAACAGCATCACACGCAAATCCCGTCCGATCAGATTGTCAGCGCTGGCAATCAACTGTCCGGGAGCGAATAGCCCCACGGGGAGATTCTGCGGGCAGCAGTACAACCCAGGCGACACCCCGCGCAGAGCACTGTACGGCCACTCGAACACCTGGTGTGGCGTCAGGTACAAACCCTGGTCCGGCCCGTTCGGATACGCCATCGGGCCGTTGCCGCTGGCAAATCCGGTCACCGTGCTCGGCAGCAGCAAAGGGAACGCTTTGAAGGCCTGCGCTGCAGACCCGACCGCTGTATAGGACCTCGCCAGATACAGCTCATCGGCGCTATTCCTCAACACCCCGTAGTCGTTGGTATCCCCGGGCACCGAGCCGCTCTTGTCTGAAGCGTATCCGGACAGAACGCAGCTCCAGGCGTCACCGCTTTTGACTGGCAAGATGTCGCCGAACGCCATGAAAGCACCGCCGCCGCCGCCGTATGTCTTGTTGTAGAACATGAGGAGGTAGAAGAATCGCCCATCTGCGACCACCAACCAAGGCACCGCGGTCGCGTCCGCCTGCCCGCTCTTGGTCCACCACGTGCCGCCGGATCTCTGCTGCACGGTCGGGAACGGGCTGCTGCCCGTACTGATGCCGCCCATGGTCTCGTAACCGACAACTCTGGCCGTCTTCCCGACGGAGTCGTCGATTCGCAAGAAACAACCTGTCGCCGCCACGTCCGCGCTGCGATACGCAGCAAGGTTCGTCCCAGAGAACGCCTTGGCCCACCCAGCAGGCGCGACCTTGATCGTGATTGCTCCCGTCGCCGTCTGGTCCGAGATACCGGCCGCATCGAAGGTCAGAGTGGTCCCACCACCGCCAACGCTGAGCACCTTCTTCTCGCCGTTCAGCCCGCTCGGCGTCGCGCCCGCCACGAGCATGACGCTGCCGTATTCGCCGCTGTGCCCGCCGCTGATCGTCGCCGTCGCGATCCCGCCAGCCACCACCAGACTGGCCACCGCCGAGACCCCGAAGCCATTCACGAGACACGCGTCCAGCACGTTGATCAGGGATCCCGCGACACCAGACAGCACCGGCGCACCAGGCATCATGTTGTGCAGGTACTTGACGGACGTATCAGCCATCAGTCGCTCCTAGAGGAAAATCACGGTGTATCGACATCGCCGCGGATGCCGATCGTGAATTGATCATCGACCACCGCCGGTGGGCCCTGCAGAACTGTCCGCGCCACCCAGACCGGGAAGTTTGCCGCCACCGTATTCAGCCGCACCACATTTCCAGCCGACCACCCGGCACCCCATCCTGCCGGATCGATGCTGAAGTACGGCGCGCCAGTCGCCGGGTTGATCGGCGCCAACGGGTTGGCGATCGCATGCCCCGTCACGATCTGGCCGATCGTCTCGCCGATCACATTCACCGTGGTCGTATTGGTGAACACGATCCGCCAGCGCTCCTGGATCGCCCCGCGGTTGGTCACCGCCGGCGGGTACACGGTCGTGTTGTAACTCGCGCTCGAGTCGCCGCCGATCGCCGCGTCCGACCACACGCCGGTCCATGTCGGCTGATCGAACCAGTGCGAGACCCTGGCGTGCAGGTCGCCCATGATCAGAGCCGAGCTGACCAGCGAGCCGAGGGGGAAATCATGCGTCAGCGGCTTCGTGATGATCAGTTCGCCGTTGATCTGCGCGTCCGAGCACAGCGCCATGTCCTCGATGCGATGCTCGATGCGCACGGGCTGCGCGTAGCCCGACACGTTGCTGAACGTCACCGTTCCGGCGTCCAAATCCTGCGTATAGCCAGCCGTGATCGTCTGATCGTCACTGCCGATCACCCGCAGGCGCGCGATCCGCACCCGTCCGAGATTGATCGTCTGCCCATTGCTCACCGTCGCCGGGCTGGTTGTCGCCGTGTGATGGATCACCAGCACATCGCCCTTGCGCAGCATCGGCACACGGCCGTCAACCGGCAACCGCACCGGATCCAGACCGAGCACATCGGCCGATAGTGGCAAGTTCGAGACTGCCACCGCGTTGTACAGAGCCGTTTCAGGCATCACCAGAGTTGGCCGGAAAATCTGCCCGCCAGACACTCGCGACGCCGAATACCACCACTCCGACTTTTCCGCCGGCGACAGCCCGGCATCGGACACCAGCTCGCCGAAATGCAGCGTCACGATGCCGAACTGCGCATCCACCGTGCCATCCGCCTGGGCACCGCTGATCGTCCCATCGAGGGCGCTGCTGGCACTGATCTGCACGCTGTCGATCGCCCGGCTGGCGCGGATCGCCAGGCTCGCCGGCTGCACGGGCGCGCCGGCCACCCGGAAGCGAAACCGCCAATCCTCCCACAACCCCTTGCGCGTCAGGCACGACACGCTCACGCTGGGTGACCCGCCGCCCGTATAGTCGCTCAGGCTGACAGCGCCGCTCGCGTAGTTCACCGCCCCGGCCACCGTGCCACTGTTGGTACTCGCCGACGGATCGCGGATCAGCGATCCGCCGCGATCGACATACACACTGCCGCCGAGGCTGAAGCGCAGCGATCCCGGAACCAGCGTGTTGCTGACACTCGGCAGCAGGTCGAGCTGCAGCGGCTCGATCGTCTGCGACTGCGAATCGAGCGCCCCGGCGGAATCGCTTGCGACCCGGTAGCGGGCCACGATGTTGCCGGCAGCCACAGCCGTTTGACTCGCCGCCGACCAGGCCCGCGTAGCCACGACATGACGGTAGTCGCTGCCGGTGATCGTGCGCGACTGCGACGTCGCCTGCAACGTCACCTGGCCGCCCAGAGCCACCGCCCCGGTGCTGTAGTTGATGGAGCCCCCAACTCCGGCCGTCGACGCGATCGATATGGCCACGCTGGCCTGGTTGCCCGTGTTGCTGGTGCTGCCCGAGCCGGTGGCCGACATATCCGCAGCGATCAGAACCAGGCCCCCCGCACCATCGTCGCGCACCGTGTACCGGCCGCCCGCATCGTCGGAAAACGTCAGGGTCAGGCTCTTCGGCAGCACCGGGTGGCCCAGGCTGAAGCTCGTCGAAGCGCCCGTCGCCGTGTGGTTCTCCACCACCGCCGCGCCCTGCTTGAACTGGGTCTGAATCGTCGAATTGCTGTCCGGCAGAACGCTCGGCAGCAGCACGATCTTGCCGTTCGCGTAGTCGACCCAGCCGCCGGCCGCATCGCCGGAAAGACCGCCTGCGCCGTTGTCCGTCACCGTCCTGGTGACGGCATTGGCCAGATAGGTGATCGTCACATTGCCCGGCTGCAGCGCCCCGCCAGGCACGCTGATCTTGATCGCCGGCGGACGAAACACGCTGGCGCCCACTTGCGGCGTGTAGTGCGCAGGAGCCCCCCAGCTGTACAGGATCTCCGTATTGACGTCCGGCAGCGCCCCCAGCGTCACCACCAGCGACCCGGTGCCGTAGTCCACGATTCCGGTACCGACGCCGTCGTCGCCCGACAGATTGCCGCTGCCGTTGTCGATCAGCCGGTACCACTTGCCCAGCGCCATGTAATCGACGCTCACCGATCCCGGCGCCGGCGCCGGCGAGAGGTTGATCACGTAGTTGTAGCCGCGGTTGCCGATCGAAATCGGCGTGCTCTCGGTGTGGCCGGCGACGGCGATCGCCGCCGCCTGCGCAGCCGTGTAAGTCGCGCTGCCACTGATACCCGTCGAGCGCGCCACGCTCACCGCGCCGCTCGCGTAGTCCACCGAGCCCGTGAACCCGGATTGCGGCACGATCGCCCCGGCCGCATCGTCGATCAGCGTGACGCCGCCGATCGCCAGCGCCAGCGAGCCGCGCGCGATCGTCCCACCGAAGTAGCGCACCGCCACCTGCCCCGGATTCGTCGTCACAGTCGTTGAAAACGACAGCGGTGGCGCACCGGCGATCGGTACGATCAGCTCGCGATCGCCCGTGCAGCGCGCATCGATGATCGGCGCCTCGGACAGCGCCGAAGGCACGAGCTGGGTATAGACGCTCTCCGCCTTCAGCGTCAGGTCGCCCAGGCTGGCCGCCAGCGCCAGCGGCGAGACGCCGTAGTAGCTCGTCGCGTCGGCCGCGAAGGTCGAGTGCACTCGGGTTGGCGGGTTGTAATAGTCGGCAGTGAAGCGCGTCACCGGTGCGCCCGCAAACGCCAGGCGAAGCGCGTCCGAAATCTCCAGCACGATCACATCGCGCAGGTAATCGCCGTACTGGTCCGTGAACACCTGGTTGTCAGCCCGCGAGATGATCCGCGTCACGCGCACGTACTGGAAGTTCGTCGGCGCATCCCGCTGCACCAGCCCCAGCACGTCTCCAACACCGGGCGACGCTGTCGCGTGCGCACAATGCACCTGCACGCTGCGCTGCCCGGAGAGGTGATTGCCGTACAGCGTCAGCCGCGTTTCCGCCCCCAGCGCGAGATAGCTTTCCAGTTTGTTCTGCGCCGCCGTGCGCTCGTCCGACCAGCTCCTGGTGGTGAACAGGGACGCCGACACGCGCGGGTCATCGGGCGCCCGGGCAATGATCACATGCGCCCCGTAATAGCCGTCTACATCATCCGTCAGCACCGCCGGAAATACCTTGCGCAACGAGATCCGGCCATAGGTCCGGTCCAGATCCGAGATGTCCGGAAAGAGGTTGTTCGACACCCCGTCGACCACCTCGGATCCGGTCGCCATGCCGCCGCCCTCCGGCACATCGTCGAGCACCTCCGACTTCAGCAGCACGATGTCGCCATCCAGAATCGCCATGCCTTACACCTCGATCAATTTGATTGTCGCCACGTACCAGAACGCTGCGTCCGGGTCGCGGATCGGGAAGATCGGCTCCGCCTTGATCGGATCCTCCGGCGCAAAGATCACGTTGAAGCTGCGCCCATCGGCCAGGCTAAGCACGAACTCGCCCGGCAGCTCGCTCGCCTTGACGCGCAGCGCATCCACCGTCGCGCGCGTGATCCAGCCGCCCGCCTGGTCCCCCTGCAGCGTGATCGGCCGCCCAGCCAGGCGGAGTCCGGAATCAACGATCAGCGCACCGGTCAGCGCGTACTCCGTCGTCCGGATGACGGTCGGCCAGTTGAACTCATCCACCCAGGTCATATCGGCATCGAGACTGATGCCGGACAGCGAGTGAAACGCCATCAGGCAGCCCTGCCTTGCAGATCTTTCAGTGTCTTGATCAGGGCCGCCGCCGCATCCGGCGACGCCGTGTCGATCGCCGTTGTCCGGCCGTTGAGAACGATCTCCACCCGGTGCGTGCTCGCCGGCGCCAGAGCGCTGGCGTCGCGGTCGGCAGACGCGCGCGCATCATCGAAGGCACGGCGCTTGGCGCGCTCGAAGGCGCCGCTGTACTCGACCAGGTAGCCCTCGGTCGAAATCACGCCGACGCTGAGCAGCTTGTCCTTCATCGCCGCCATCTCTTCCTGCAGCGCCTCGCCGAACGAAGCCACGAATGCCTTGACGGCCGGACCGGAGAGGCCCAGCGAGCGGCCGATCTGCTCATGGTCGATCGCCTGCGTGCTGACTGGGCGACTCACCAGACCGGCAGCCTTGTCCGCCTCCGACAGCTTCAGGTTGCTGTAGTAGTCCTCGATCTCCCGCTGCGTGTAGTTCCTGGCCTTCAGTTGCTCAACGGAGAGCACCTTATCTTGCGGCCGCAGCTGTATCTCCGCATCGATCCCGCCGCCGCGACTGACGGTGCCACGGACATTGCCCGTCAGCCCGCCTCCTGGAGCCGGCCCGGCGGCATCCTTCAGCTCGACCACCTTGCCGCGCGCGCGCTCGGTCGCCGCGGCAAACCGCTCGGTCTCGGCGGCGCCGCCGCTCATCGACTTCACGATGGCCTTGCCCGCCTGATCCACATCGATCGACAGGCCGCGCATGGCCGCCTGGATCTTCAGCACATCGTTCGCCACCCCGCCGTTCGCCTCGATCACCGTCTCGGCATAGCGCCGGAAGGCAGCCGCGATCTGCGCCGGCGTCGCCGTCCCGCTGTTCAGGATCGTCTGATACGCCTGCGTCGCCACCTCGGCAGTGCGCCTCAGCTCATCCTGGCTCCGCAGCCCGAGTGTCTTCCAGGCCTCGGTCACCGAGGTGATCCCCGGCGCCAGCTCATCGAGCTTCGCCTTCGCCCCATCCAGCCCCTGGCGCAGCCGATCGCCGGCGACCAGACCCTGGCGGCCGAGATCTTCCCAGCGCTCGACGATCGCACGCATCGCCGCTTCCGTACCCGCAGCCTTGCTCGCCTGGTCGAGGCTGCTGGCCAGCACCTCGCCGACATCGAGCCCCTTCGCCTGCACCTCATCCATGCGGGTCAGCAGCGTGTCGAAATCGCCGATCGCCTTCTGCGCGCCAGCGCCGATGCCGCCAGCCAGCTCGCCCAGATCCTTGCCGGTGCGCTTGACAGCCTCGTCGAGCACCGCGTCCAGCGCGGCGGCCAGGCGCGCCGCCCCCTGCGCCGTGCCATCGAATGCCGCGATCGCCTGAACTTCGAAGATCCGCAGATCCTGGCCAGACAGCGCCTGCATCCAGGCATCGCGCACCTGACTGGCGGAGATCTGCCCCTTGCGCGCCAGCGCATCGAGCGCCGCCCCGGCCTCGGCAATCCCCTGGACGCTCGACACATCCAGTTCCTTGCCCAGCTTCTTGACCGCGTCGCCAGCCTTTTCTCCGTTCTGGCGCAGCTTTTCGAAATCGGCGACCAGTTGTATCGACCGACCGGAGAGACCCAGGCTGGCCTCCTCTGCCAGGCGCATCTGCTGCGTCCGCTCCGCCTCGGCAGCGGCCGCGGCCTTCGTCGCCATTTCGTTGGCGCGCGTCTCGATCTCGATCGCCTTTTCCCGCTTCGCGACATCGGTGAGGCCGTAGGCTGTCTTGGCGATCCACTGGCCGATGTCCTGCAGGTTCATGATCACGGCGGCGAGCGACAGGCCCTTGACCATCGTGGCCAGCCTGCCAACCAACGGCAGCAGGCCCGCCAGCCTGCCGGAGATCGTGGACAACGCACTGGCAAGAGGGCCGGCCGCCGCAACAACACCACCCGCCCGCGCAGCGTTGTTCGCCACCTGCGCCGCCGTATTGGCCACGGTCGCCGCCGTATTGGCCACGGTCGCCGCTGTCGCCACGCCGGTTGCCGCGGCGGTACCCAGAACGGCCGTGCGCAGCGCCAGAAACTCGGCGACGATGCTGTACGCCTTCCAGCCGAGCCACGCCTGCCCGGAGTTGATCAGCGCTGCGGCGACCAGGTCGAGATTGTTCGCCAGCGCCTCGATGACGGCAGCCGCCGCGCTGCTGGCGCCGGATGCCTGGTCTGCCCCGCCGATGAACAACTCCCACTTGCTCGACAGGTCCGTCAAGGCACGCCCGATCGTCAGCGGCAGCTTGCCGAACTCCTGCTCGATCGCCAGCGACTGGCCCTGCAGCGCGCCGATCACGGTCGCGCTCGTCAGCTGCCCGGCCTCTGCCATCTGCCGCAGCTCGCCGGTGGTCTTGCCGAGACCATCCGCCATCGCCCGCGCGAGCCGCGGCGCCTGCTCCATGATCGAGTTGAACTCATCGCCTCGCAGCACGCCGCTCTGCAGCCCCTGGATCAGTTGCCTGATCGCCGCATCCGAGGCCTGTGCCGACTCGCCGCTGAGCTGCGTCGCGCGCGCCACCGTTTCGGTCAGCGCCAGAGAACCCTCGAGCCCGACATTCAGCGTCTTGCCCACCTCGGCGATCCGCGCGAACAGCGTGGCCGTCGAGTCGAGCGCCGTATGCGTGCTCAGCGCGACGTTCTCGACCCCCTGCAGCGCCAGCCGCAAGGCTTCGCCTTCACCCACCACCAGCTGCAGGCGCGCCTGCAGGTTCTGGTACTGATCGGCGATCCGGGCCAGAGCCGCTGCCGCGCTGGTCAGCGCACCGCCGCCCTCGATCGCCAGGTACGCCTTCTTCAGCAGATTGATCTCGTCGGCGATGCCGCGCACGCTCGCCTTGATCGCGTTCTGTGCTGGCACCGCCTGCGCAGCGGCCCGCTGTGCCGCGCCGCCGATCCCCTCGATGCCCTTGCTTGCCACGGCCGCCTCGGCGCCCGTATCGCGCGCATCGGCGCCCAGTTGATCGATCGACTTCCCGAGCCCGTCGACGGCCGCCTTGCCGCCGACGGCGGCATCGACTTCGATTTGCAGTTTGAGATTGTCATCCATGCCCCATTGTCGCGCGCGCGCGAGGGCGATCGCATCCCGAACCGGTTCGACGATCGCCCATGAAAAAGCCCCGCGGACGGGGCTTTTCGGGGACGGGCCTGGCGTCGTCAGGCGGTCAGCAGGTCCACCTGGAATGGCTCGGTCTTGCCCGTCGGCGTCTTCAAACGCCCCTTCAGCGAAATGACGCCGAAGCCGTCACCCAAGAAGTCGAAAGCGCTATCCGGCGCGAGCACCGCCTCCCAGGCCGTGCAGATCACCGGCAAGTTGTCTGCGAAGTTGATGCCATCGAGGATGAACTCGGCGCGCACCTGCGCCTGCGTCGCACCGGCGATGCGCGTGCCGGTGCTGGCGTTGTACGACCCGCTGACCTTGACTGACGCGCCATCGGCGATCGCGCCGGTCGACTTGACGCGCACCATGCCCAGGCGATAGTTGACGTCGTAGTCCGTGCCGAGCACGTACGTCGGCGTGCCCGACGTGTGCTTCACCGAAAAACCGGCCACCGCGAAGTTGGCCTTGCTGAGCGACACCCACTTGTCGCGCTTCGCGATCATCGCCTCATCGGTGATCGAGCCCGACCCCTGATTGATCACCGACTGGGTGCCGAGCAGCGCCAGCGTCAGGCCGTCCTTGTCCAGCTCGGACAGCTCGACCGTCAAGTCCGCCGGCAGCGACAGAGCAACCGACTCGATCACCTGTCCGTACGTCGTCTTGCCTTTCGACTTCTGCTCTCTCAGTTCGGAGTTGGCCTTGATCTCGAATTTGCTGCACTCGAACGGCCCGACCCGGCCGACCTTGAGACCCGTACTGGGATCGTAGCGGTCGATGTACAGATCGCCGCCGCCGAGGAATCCACGTGCTGCCATGATGTTGTCTCCTGAAAAAAATTGCGCGGTGTGTTACACCACGTGCTGCGTCGCAAAGGCCAGCGGGAACAGCAGCGAGCCCGCTTCAAAGATCGGCGGCGGCGGCGTCTCCAGAGTCAGCGGCGTGTAGCCCGCCGGCGGCGTCCAGTCGAGCGGCGCCCGTAGGATCTTCGCCAGCAGCGGCGCCGCTGCAAGCCGGGCCGCACCGCCATCCGCCGCCCGCGCTGCGCTCTTCACCGCCAGCACCACCAGCCAGCGGGTTTCCACCCGCGCCTGCCGGCGCTGCCGATGCGCTTCGATCACCCGGTACCCATCGTAGATCACGAACGCACAGGGAGTCGGCTTGCCGGCCTTCGTCAAGTCCTCGAAGTCCGCCATACCATACACTTTGACCAGCTCCGGGATCTTGGCGATCTCGGCGATCAGCGGCTGCTCCAGCTCCAGCATCAGCGCGCGCCTCGCGAGAACAGCCGCTCGCTGGAGACCACTTCGACCAGCCCGGACGAACCCGCCGACGGCGTTGCCGCATCGAGCCGCAGCGCCCCCGTCGCAATGTCCCGCAGGCGCGACAGCGCATCCTTGTAGCGATCCCGCACCTGCTCCGGCGCAGCGTCCGTGTACAGGGCGTAGCGCGCCAGGTCGCAGCACAACCCGATCAGCAGATCCGGAACCGGCGACGGCAGCGGCAGCACATAGCGCGCGGCCAAGTAGCCGTCGATCGCCGCGCTGGCGTACAGCAGCTCCCGGTCGACGACCGCGGCATCCACCACGGCGCCGTTCACCCGGTCAGTCTGCTCGGCTAGTTCCTGCTCGCTGAAGCGGGCGATCAGGTCGGATTGGGTGGCGTAGGTCACAGCCCAAGAGCCTCGTACTGGCTGGCCGCCCAGGCATCATCCTTCTTGCATCTGGCGACATAGGCGGCAAGCGCGGCCGCCTGTTCTGCAGTCAGCACAACCAGCCCAGCAGCGGCACCGGACGCCATGTGCAGGAACGCCAGCTGATCTTCGGGCGTATATCCGGCCGCGAGAATGCGCTCCTTGCGGCGCGCTTTCACCAACTGACAATGTGGGCTGGCCGCCTTGATCGCTGCGCGCAGAGCGGCATCCAGCGCGACCGTCGCGACGCTGGCGGCAATCTCGGCCGGCTGGCTTGCCGGCACTGCGAAGCCCGTCGGAATGCTGCAATACGTGATCCCGCCGATCGTCGCCAGCTCACAGCCGACCGCATTGCCCCCGCTGTCGACGGGCATGCGGATTTCCCGCGTAACCAGCGCATCGATAAACTTTTGGTAGCCGACGATATAGGTCACGGCCGTTCTCCCGTAAGGTGCGCAGCATGTGCTGCAGTGAGTGCGTCCTGCGCGCGTGCCCAAGAATCGACACGACGGCTTCCAGGCGCCCGCGCTTGATGGCCTGGCGAAACACATACAGGCTGCGCCGCCGCACGAAGCGCCGGCTGGCCCAGGTACGGTAGCCAACAAAATTGACCCCGCGCGTCACGGGCGCCAAAGTGCTGCGCGACAGGCAAAGTCCAACCCCGTCGAGAAACCCGACAATGCGCGCCTTCGCGGCCAGCAGAACGTGAGACCGTACTTTTCATG